GGTTCTGAAATTGAAGTGCGTGATTTTGCGTACAACAATGATGTTCGGCCAGTATCTGATCCTAATATTTTTTCTGAAACACAACGCCTTGCTCAAAACCAAGCGTTGCTGCAAATGGGAACGGCAGCTAACGCAGCCCAACCAGGTATGTTTGACATGCGCGCAGTATACCGCCGCATTCTTAAACAATTAAAAGTTCCAGATGCTGAAGAAATTTTGCCAAACCCGTTAGGAGCAAAAGATTCTAATCCAGCTTTGGAAAACGTGTCCATGACCATGGGCAAACCAGCAGCAGCTTACCCAGATCAAGATCACATTGCGCACATTAAGATCCATTTGGAATATGCCAACAACCCAGCGTATGGTGGTAATCCCGTTATTGGACCTACCTTTGCACCACAAGCATTAGCGCACATCAAACAGCATTTAACGTTACATTATTTGCAATCAATGCGCGGTATGGTAGCACAAGCTACCGGCGGAGAAGATACGCTTGAATTGCATCAAGAAAAACCGTTAGACAAAGAAGCCCAACAAGCACTTGCTTTGGCTTCTCAAATGGTAAATCAAGATTCTCAACAAGAATTAGGGCAATACATTCAGCAAATCCAAGCACTTGCTCAGAAAGTTGCGCAAGCCCAACAAGCTCAGCAACAACAAATGCTTGGTGCGGATCCCACTGCCAATGTTATTTTGCAAACTCAAATGGCAGAAACCAAACGCAAAGCCGAAGAGTCTGCAGCACGTATGCAACTTGAAAATCAAAAACAGCAACAAGATTACCAAATTAAAATTGCTGAGTTACAACAAAAAGTTCAAGAATTGCAAGCTAAATATCAAACCCAATCTAATATTGATAGCCAGCAAAATGCTAAAGATATTGCACTGGCTAACATCAACAATGCAGCAAAAGAACGTGTTGCTATGATTACCGCTGGCGCTCAGATGGACCAGCAACAAGCCCAACTTGAGCATGAACAAAACATGTCAGCTTTGGAAGCAACAATGGCTGCTGAACAAGACATTCGCCAGCATGGTTTAGCTGTACAACAACAAGCGTTTGAACAACAAGCGGCGCAAGTTCAAAATGCAATTGAGCTACAACAAACACAACAACAGCACGAACAAGAGATTGCACAAGCAGCGCAACAACATCAACAAGGCTTAATCCAATCAGACCAGCAGCACCAGCAACAAATGGCTCAAATGCAAGAACAACAAGCGCAACAACCCCCAACACCTCCAACTCAAGGACAATAATGGCAAATACAAAACAACCCGGCGGCGATGTAGGCTACAAAAAAGCCTATAAAATGACAGGCACCCCTGGTTACGCTGGTGGCCCTGGCGAAACCAGTATTGATAAAGGCCCAGCTGGATCACATCGTGATAACAACTGGAAAATTGGCGCAGCCCAAGCCAAAATGGCAAATTCTGATAAAGTTGGCCCAGGTAAAAATCTTAAAGAGATTGACGGCGGCAATTTTTATTAATATTTGGGGCGGATTTATTCGCCACAGCGTATTAGTTAAAATATGAAAGACTTTATTTCTGAAATTATCAGCCGCGTAAGCAGCGAGATACAGAACCAAGCGGAAACCGTCACCGCGGGAACTAACGTCAATACATTTGACGACTACAAGCAGTATGTAGGTAAAATTGAAGGTTTAAAACTAACCCTTGCAATTATTAACGAAATTTTGACGGAAAACGAAGAAGAGTCGTAGGACTTAGGAAAGGATTGCCGCATGGCAATTGATTTTAATGTTAAAGACGAACCAGATTTGCGTTCGGAAGCAGAGTGTTTTCCTGATGTAGACCCTGGAGTCGAAATAGCTGGCGATCGAGTATTGGTGCAATTACGCCGAGAAAAGAACAAAAGCAAAGGTGGCATCATTTTAGTTGATGAAACCAAACAAACCTTACGTTTCAATGAAACTGTAGCCAAAGTAATTCAAATTGGACCACTAGCATATAAGTCGCCGGACACATTAGAGCCTTGGATTGAAGGCCCTTGGTGTAAACAGGGTGATTTGGTTAGAACCATTAAATACGGCGGTGATCGCTTTGTTGTTAACCCGAATGATGATGGTGCCCCAGTGGTGTTTATTACCATTCAGGCACGTGAAATCATTGCGCGCATTAAGTCTTTTGAACATGCGCAAAAAATGAAAGCGTTTGTAGATTAACTTTGTAGAAAGTCAAAAATGGCAGAAAATGAAAAAAAAGATGTTCCTATTAAGGAACGTGATGATGGAACAGTCTTAGCTAAAGTAGAAATACCGGAAGAAGTTGAGGACCAAGAAGAAGTTGTTGAAATAGCCGCACCTGACGATCGTACCGATGAGGAACGGGAAGAAGATGAAGCTGAAGACGAAGACAACTTTGACGAAACAGCAGAAGAACGCGAAGCTATTCGAGAAGCCCGACGTGAAGAACGTAGGCTTAAAAAAGATTTAAAAAAGCAGCGTGATTTATCAGCTCAAAACAAAATTAAAATGCTTGAGCGCAACAATGAAGAATTAGCTCGGCGTTTGGCAGCTGTAGAAAATACAGCAGTATCTTACCAATTTGCGCAACTTGACAAGTCTATTGAAGACGAGGCAACACGCGTTGAATACGCTAAGATGAAGTTAACCCAAGCGGCCCAAGCTAATGATGCAGCAGCTCAAGTAGAGTATTTAGAGCAATTGACAGACGCAAAACAGCGTTTACAACAAGCTCAGCATTACAAAAAACAACAAGTCGAGCAGGCCAAAACGCCTAAACAAAACGTACCAGACGAAGTAAACCTAGAAGTTCAGCAAAATGCTACTCAATGGTTAAAAAAGAATTCTTGGTACGATCCGCAAGCTCGAGATACCGATAGTAGAATTGCCAAAGTAATTGACCAAGAACTTTCATCTGATGGTTGGGATCCAAAAGATCCTGAGTATTGGGAAGAGTTAGACAGTCGTTTAGCATCTCGTTTACCACACAGATATACTTCAAAAGGAGGCTCTGTGAGACGAGCAAATCCATCTCCATCTAGCCGTTCGGCTAATGCAGGTGCGTCAAAACCTGGAACCATCACATTGAGCAAAGCTCGGGTTGATGCAATTAAAGACGCCGGCGCATGGGACGATGTAGAAAAACGAAACAAAATGATCCGCGCATATGCTGCGTATGATCGTCAAAATAAAGGTTAATTATCATGGCAAATCCAAGAATTAAACGTGACTTAGATGACCGCTTAGCGGATCGAGTACAAGAAACAAAAGAACGGATTGCAGCAGAAGATCCGGACAATAAATCAAAGCGCGAACGTGCAGAAGCGTTTAGAGACAAATGGGCAAATAGCGCGTTGCCTGACCTTCCGGAAGGTGCCATTCCGGGTATGCATTTGTGCTGGTTATCCACTACAAATAATTACGACAGTATCGACAAACGTGTAGCGTTGGGTTATGAACCAGTTAAAGCCTCGGAGTTAGGTAAAGGCTTTGAAGGACTAGGGAAAATGAGCTCCGGCAAGTTTGAAGGCTGTGTTAGTTGTAACGAAATGGTTCTCTTCAAATTACCAGAAGAAATCTATCAAGAAGTGATGCGCATGATGCATTTGGAAGATCCGCTTGCATTCCAACGTAACATTACTGATCAAGTGCGTTCAAACGCACAAGAAGGTAAAGGCGGACGCTCAATTCTTGAAGGTGGAGTTTTGGAAATGGAAAAGGAAATCGCAAAGGCGAATAGTAATATTCGTTTTGAATAACATACTTCAAAAATAACAAAGGAAAAACATAAATGTCACAAACATTTAAACCCTTTGGCATGAAGCCGATCTATCATCCAAGTGGCCTTGACCGCTCTGTTCCATTCGTTGGAACAAACAGCTTTGTCGTAGGTACACCGGATTATAGCGCTCCTTACTCTTTGAGCACTGGTCAGACTTTTTACCAGTATCAACCCGTATCGATCACAGCTGCAGGCCAATTAACAATTGCAACAACTGATACAACCCGCCCTGTTTACGGCGTATTTGACGGTGTGGAATACACAGCCGC